GATGCACCGCTCAAAGGACCCTAAGTCTAAGCAGAGCCGTGCCCTATTCGCAGCAAGTGGCAACGCTGAGATTCGATTTGCTCTTACTGGAACTCCTGTGGCAAACAATGTCCTAGATATGTGGGCAATTCTTCACTGGATTAGTCCTAAAGAGTTCCCTACAAAGGGTAAGTGGATTGACCGTATGGTCGACACTATGCTCAATGCGTTTGGTGGAATGATGGTTCTAGGTCTAAAGCCACATATGGAAGACGAGTTTCACAAGACTGTTGACCCAATGATGCGCCGTATGCTCAAGGCTCGTGTACTTCCTTGGCTACCTGAGATTATGAACGAGCGTCGTGATGTCGAGATGTCCACCAAGCAGAAGAAAGCCTACGAGCAGATGCGCGACAATATGATTGCGTTGCTTGAAGACCCGTCTGGTAGTGCCGATACTTTGGTAGCACCTAGCGTTCTTACTCAGACAACTCGCCTACTTCAGTTTGCTAGTTCATACGCTGAAATCAAGGCAGACGAAAAGACAGGTGAGCCTAGGGCTACTTTGTCAGCCCCGTCTTGTAAGGTTGATGCTCTAATGGATGACATCAAAAACGGAGACTTCGGCGACGACAGCGTTGCTGTTTGTGCTGTATCTCGTCAGTTGCTGGAACTTCTTAGTGAGGAACTAGACAAGGCAAAGATTCCGCACGGAATGATTACTGGAGCACAGAACGAAGAAGAGCGTCAAGAATCTATTGACGACTTCCAATCTGGTCGCACCAAGTGGATTCTGTTTACAGACAAGGCTGGTGGTGTCGGTGTAACACTTACCGCAGCACGCCGTTTGGTAATGCTACAGCGACCTTGGTCGCTCGTAGACCACAAGCAAGCACTTGACCGTGTCCACCGTATTGGTTCTGAAATTCACGACTCTGTTGTGATTATGGACTATGTAACTGAGGGCACTCTTGAAGAAAGAGTTATCCAAGTCCTAGAAACTAAGGCTGACAACTTCGAGCAGATTGTTCGCGATAAGAGTAAGTTATTAGAGTTGCTAAAAGATGACAAGGCTGGTAAGTTGTAAATATGAATGACAAAACTACAAATGAAGTTCAGGCGTCTTCTGAAGAGAAGAAGCCGTACACACTCTCTAACTCAGAGATTCAGGTATTCAAGGACTGCCGTCGTAAGTGGTGGCTTGGCTACTACCGCCGTCTACAGCCACGCACTAAGCAGTTCACTGGTGCTCTTGCCTTAGGTTCTCGTGTACACGAGGCTTTGGATATGCACTACTCAACTGGACAGGATTTGCTTGAGGCTCACTCACAACTTGTTGAGCGCGACCTAGCAAAACTTGTTGCCGAGTATCGCGATACTTATGACCTAGAGGCTGAGGCTGAACTTGGTCGCATTATGCTTGAGGGCTACCTTGAGTGGATGGCAACCGAGGGTATTGACGCAGACCTAGAAATGATTTCTACCGAAGAGATTATTCAGATGCCATTGTTTGATGGCGAAGTAGTTCTTCAAGGTAAGTTGGATATGCGTGTTCGTCGCAAGAGCGACGGTGTCCGTATGTTCCGCGACTTCAAGACTGTTGGCGGTTCGTTCGCAGACTTTGCTAACCAAGCACAGATGAACGAGCAGATTCTTACTTATATGCTTTTGGAGTCCGCTCAGAACAAAAAGCCTGAAGAGCGCTCTGAGGGTGGAATCTTTACAATGCTAAAGAAAGTAAAGCGTACTGCTAACGCACGCCCACCTTTCTACGAGCAGATTGAAGTTCGCCACAACCAGTACACAATGCGTTCTTTCTGGCAAAGAATCCACGGTACTATTTCTGACCTTATGAATGTCAAGAAGTCTCTTGACGCTGGGGCAGACCCTAATTTTGTCGCTTACCCGAGTCCTGGCAAGGACTGCAAGTGGAAGTGTCAGTTCTACACTATTTGCCCGCTTATCGACGACGGTTCCGCCGCCGAGGCAGCAATCAGTGAGATGTATGAGTCAGCCGACCCATATGGTTACTACAAATCAGAAGACGAAAAGAAAGGTAGTGAGAACTAATGTCAGAAGTACATCGTTCCCTTACTCTCATGGTCTATGGCGAATCAAAGGTTGGTAAATCAACTTTTGCTGTCACAGCACCGTACCCTCGCCTGATGCTAGATGTTGAGGGTGGACACCGTTTCCTACCTATCAATGTAAAGTATTGGGACCCAATGCGCGAAGAGCCACCTGTGGCTGATGGCACTTGGGACACCGTAGTTGTTCAGGTTCGTGACTACGATGTAGTCCTAAAAGCGTTCCAGTGGCTACAGTCTGGTAAGCACCAGTTCAAGTCGCTTATCATCGACTCCATCTCAGAACTTCAAGTGAAGTGTATGGATAACATCGCTGGTACAGAGCAGATGAAGATGCAACAGTGGGGCGAACTACTTCGCCACATGGGACATCTACTACGCGACCTACGCGACCTAACCTCGCACCCTACTCAGCCTCTTGAGGCTGTAGTTATGACTGCTATGGCTAGCCGTGGTCAGGACAATCGTATGCACCCTTATCTACAGGGTCAGTTGAAAGTTCAGGCTCCGTATTTCTACGATGTTCTCGGATACATCTCTAACGAGACTATTCCAAACCCAGACCCAACTCAGTTGCCTTACAAGGCACGCCGTATGTATGTGGAACGCACGGATGAAGTTGAGGCTGGAGAGCGTGTTCAGGGTCGCCTTGGTGCGATTGTTGAACAGGAGAACCTCGGAATCGAGCGTATGCTCGACATGATTTTCGGTGTAAAGACCGAGAAAAAGAAATCTGCCTAGAACCGTTCTAGCAGATAACACAACCCAAGTAAGGTATGGTGAGTGCTATGAGTAGCATTAACTGGGCAGATTTAGTAAAGGATGCTGGCGATGTCGCTGGCGGAAATTACGAGCCGTTGCCCGACGGCGATTACGACCTCAAGGTAATTGAGGTAAAGAGCACAGTTACCGCTAGCGGTAAAACTATGTTCAAGTTGACTACGGAAGTTCAGGGTGGTGCTTACAACAAGCGTCGCGTCTGGGACAACCTAGTTATCTCCCCTGAGAACAAGAACGCTTTGGCTATCTTCTTCTCTAAGATGGCTGCTTTAGGACTACCTCGTGAGTTCTTCAACAACAACCCATCAAACGCTCAAATTGAGGCATCACTTGATGGCAAGGTATTCCGTGCCAAGGTTGGTTCTCGTACATGGAACGGTGACAAGCGCAACGAACTCACCAAGTACTATGTTCAGAGCAACCAAGTTGCTGCTCCTGTAGCAAGCACTGCTGGTGCTGCGGTTCCACCGCCACCACCTGCTCCTGCTCCAGCCCCTGCGGGTGCGCCACTTTCGGCACCAGCAGACGCTCCTTTCTAGGAACCACTAAAGAGGGACATCGCTCGCTATAATTAGTAGTGGGCGGTGTCCCTTTTCACATATACAAATAAGGAAATGATGTCAAAGGTTTTTCTAACTGGTATGTCTGCGCCTCAAGCGTCGCCCAGTGCAAACCAAAAGTCCCTAAGTTTTGCTGGGGCACTAAATAAAGTTTTGACCAGTGCTGGTCACGAAGTTACTTGGGCTAGCCCAAGCGTCTATATGACTGAAGAGTCTCTAGATAAATTTGATGCCGTGCTAGTTGGTGTGTCACCAATTAGTAGCGTTGGCTCCAATAGGGTCTACGGTGCTCTTAGTGTAATCAATACGCTAAAGAACTCTAGTAAGTTGACTCTATACATTGACACCCCAAGCACAAGCCAAATTGAGCCAAGCCTAAAGTCTGTAATCTCTAACCCAGAAAGTCTTACTAAGCCTTTCTTCTCTTACCGCAAAGAGTACTCCAATGTAATTGCTGACAAGGACTTGCTCTCTTCTGTTTTGGCTGGAGTACAGTACTTATATGAAAGTCAGTGGACAACTACTATCTACCCACAGTTGCCGTGGAAGTCTGAGATAAAGATTTGTACTAACGCTAAGGAAAATCTAGTTGGTATTAACTTGGATTCTCACCTGCTATCTTCGGAACTGGGTAAAGTCGATAGAAGACAGAAGTGGGCGATTGATAACATCTCTACTCCTTGGGCTAAGAACACTGTAGACACCCTGAGTCTTCCTAACTCTCTTATGAAGTGGAATAAGGGTTGGACAGATGAGCAAGTGCTAGAGCAGATTGCTCGCTCTATTGGTGCAATCATTTCGCCTGATAAAAAAGATGGCACCTACTGGTCTTACAGATATGTTCAATCTATGAATACAAATACGCCAGTAGTTACTGATTGGAAAGAGAGCCATACGCTAGGCGATGCGTGGAATGTGTTGGCTACTAGCATTGATACAATGAGTCAAGACAAAAGAGATTTGATTGCTACGGCTCAGCGGGAGATTTATATCGCCAGCATACCTAGCAAGCAAAAGGCTGTAGAAACTCTACAGCAACTAATATTTAGGAGAGACTAATGCCAAAAGTAGACATCGACTGGGTAAAAAACCAGTTTTCTAAAATCAATATCCACAAGGGTACTGGGTTGGCAGTCATTGAACTGCTAAAGACTTGGGAAACTCTAGACATCAAAAAGCCAGAGGTCGCTAAAACTGTTTTGGCGGTATTCACCGAACTGGCTCAAGGGCACGCTATTGTCCCAGCAGACAACTTTACTTGGGTTCAGGCTCGTCGTGGAGACATCAAGGTTAGGGACATTGTCCGTGTAAAGGCAGATGGATTTACTGGAGATGCTGGACACGCACACAACGGGCGTACTGGAGTGGTAATTGCTATCCGCTCTGGAGACATCATTGTCGACATCACTGACGAGCAGGAGCCAGAACTAAAGGGTGCTCACTATCAGCCAGAAGTCTTAGAAAAGAGAGTATCTGCCTAATGAAGACCAAAATTACTTTTGAAGTAGTTGGTAGCAATAAATCAGATATTGAGCGTAGGGCACTTACTGAAATTTCTGAATTTTTAGGAATTGATTCAGAGACCGTAGAGTCTAAATGCGACATTGAATTACATATTGAGCCTGAAACAGCAGGAAATTTTAAAGCAACAGTCTATGTAAGGGTGAAGTAATGGGTAATTCAGCACCAGAAAACAAGTCTTGGGCGGCTACTGTCATAAGCAAACTAAAGCCAAAAAGTGTTTTGGATATCGGTCCCGGTGAGGGCATCTATGGAAAAATTGTCCGCACATACTCGCCTAACACTGAAAAACTGGTAGGCGTAGAGATTTGGGCACCTTATGTAGAGCACTTCAAACTTCGTGAGTTCTACGATGAAGTTTGGATTTGCGACGCTCGTATTTACCCTGACTTGAGATATGACCTAGTAATCTTTGGAGATGTTCTAGAGCATATGAGCAAGGAAGATGCTGTTGCTTTGTGGAAAAAAGTCTCTAAGCAAGCAAAGTATGCTCTTATCTCGGTACCAATTATCCACTTCCATCAGGGCATTGAAAATGGCAATCCGTATGAAGTCCATGTAAAAGAAGACTGGACTAGCGAAGAAGTCCGTGAAAGTTTTCCTGGCATAGTGGCTTATGAAGACTTTGATGTTACTGGAATTTATTTAGCAAAGTTTGACAACACCAAGAAAAAGAAGTAGTATCTATAACACAAATGACAAAAGGACAATCATGCAAACATTCGTACCACTTACCAGCACTGTAGACGACATCGCTAAGGTGCTTGATAACAAGCGTCTCAACAAGCAAGCCCTAGAGGGTTGGCAGATTCTTATGACCCTGCTCGAACTAGACCCGCAGGGCAACCACCGTGTGCCTAAGGGCTGGTACAACCACCCCGCTGTAAAGATGTGGCGTGGACACGAGATGGCTCTCTTTATGTATGTCAACGCAATGGTAGAAGAGTGGAAGTCTCGTGGCTACAAGTCAACCATTGGCACTAAGGCTTGGGGTACTATCCAAGTGGCTATGTCTAAAGGCATCATTAGCGACAGCAAACTAGATGCTCCGCAGTGGATTGAAGACAGAGACCTATTTGAACAAATAGCATCTAGCCACAGACTAGCCTTGCTCAACAAAGACTATGAGTGGTACTCACAGTTTGGCTGGGCTGAGGATACTGGCACTAAGCCAGAAACTTACGAATACATCTGGCCTGTGAATTAAATAATAAACGGCGTGTTGCGCTGGTTTATTCTATAAAACAAGTTATTCTTTTATAGAGGTAATTCTATGAAAGATTCACGCAAAGGCGAAACTCTATGGAGTGAGTGGTTCGGCAACGGCTACTCAAAAGAAACTCCAGATTCGCTAGTCTTCTACACGGAAGACCATGTAGACATCCATAACGAAGTAGTAAGACGCGCTCTAGCCTCTGCCATACAGCGAGACGGTACAACCGACTCTCTTGGCGAGGCTTTTCGTCTACTAGACGGTCCAGTATTAGTTAGTCACGGCTACGCTGGATTTATCGATGAAGAACTCACCCAATGTGATAAAGACGCAATGACAGCCCACGAAGACGAGGCAGAAAGCGTTCTACACATCACTTGGGTTGAGATAAATGGCGATTGAAGATACTAACTGGCAAAGTGAATCACTATGTGCCAAAAAAGAAAATGAGCACATGATTGATTGGTTCTTTTCTGAAGAGCCTGAAGAAAAGTATGCTGCTAAAAACTTATGCTTTAGTTGCCCTGTAAGAAAGGACTGTATCAAATATGCCCTTGAGCAAAAAGAAATTTGGGGTGTCTGGGGTGGCAGAGATGAAAACGAAATTCGTAGGATTCTATCTGTCGATGCTAACGGTGACGAATATCGCAGAGGTCGCTACCCTCAGTGTCCTTTCTGTTTCGCTCGTACTAGCAAACTAACGACTTACATTGTTGACTTGCCGGGCGGGGGTAGGTGGACTACTGCTCGTATGGTTGAGTGTATTGATTGCGGATTCAACTGGCGTAGTCGCACAAGTGCCAATGCGGTAAATGCTTATCACGCTCAGAAGAGCGACAAGAAAAAGCCTAAGAAGTAAGTTTTATAGTCTTACTGGGATAACGCTAATGTTTTCGCGTGGGTCATAGTCCCCGCCAAACACCATTGTCAAAAGTCCTGGCTTAGATTCCATACCTGAACGGTCTCGGAACCACTCGCTTCCTGGGTCAGTAGTTGGGCACTGAAGCCACAAACGGTCCCCGATATCCATTGTGCGGAAGTTGTGGAAGTGTCCAGACACCCAAATATCTGCTCCGCCTAGTGCGGTTTGACCAGCAGCGTGTCCAGACAAGAACTTCATAACATTGTTTTGGTTCGCTTGGTGTCCGTGGAAAAGTCCTAGCATTGTGCCGTTGACATCTACGGTAAGTGTTTGGTGTCCAGAAGATGGGTAGCGAAACTCGACATGAGCCAGTGTTGGGTTTTCAGCGCAAGCGTCTTGGACTGCCGAGGCAATCTCAACATTCCAGCCATCTGCTGGGTCGGCAGCAACCTGACGAGTCACCTCATCGTGGTTTCCATTAACTACTGGAACAATAATCCGCTCTGCTAGTGGGGCTAGTGCTTTTATTTGAGCCATTAGCAATCTTCTAGCAACACGCACTTGCTCAGTAAGTCCTAAGTCAGAAGATGCTAAACCTTGTAGTCTTCCGTTTTGAGATACATTTCCCTCGACATGGTCACCGGGTAGACCAAGAACAATAGTTCCTAGATTTATACCCATCTTTTGTAGACCCTTGAAGCGTGCTACTGATTGTTCGGTGAGGTTTAGTAGTCGGTCAATAGATTGCTGAGTTCCACCAGAACCAGTTTTCTTACCGATTTGCTGGTCGCTAGGGAACACAGCGTATGTGCCATCGCCAGTAGCAATTTTGATTTTGCGGTCTGGTCTCCAATTCTTTACTTCATCAATAAGTTTCTCGGCATCTAGGCGTTCTTCTTGTTCTACTGCTACTGGCAGTAGGTTTACTCGAACTGATTCGAGCCAATCTCCAGAGTAGGTCTGCCAGCGTGAGCGACGAAGTGAAGTCACTGACCAAGCGTTCGGGTCTAAGTCAAACTCTTCAAGAATAGTCTTACTGTCAGGCACCTCTCCCGCTGGGCGGGGCTTAGAAATAACAAAACCACCCTTAGATTCATCTACATCTAAGCGTGGTCGCCAATCTTCTGGTGTATTCGTGTGTCTTGTGTCTGAACCAGATTTACCTGGACTGGACATATCTTCTAAACGGTCTGAAATAGACATTATTTTCCTGTCACTAGGTTGAAGCAACCGCAGTCTTTGCGACGGTGTCTATCAACAGTACTTAGACTAATATCATAACCCTCTTCACGAAGTATTCTGGAGAGCGCGACATTGCTAACTCTGCCTGGAACTCGGTCTGGGATTTCAAAAGTTTCAATGAGACTTTTCTTATCGTTTTCTGACAGGGCATCTCCCGAAAGCATTAGACCAATTTTGCAAGGTCTGATACTAGATTCTTTAGATGCTGACTGAAGTCGTTCTGATAGAGACATAAGTAAATCCTTTGGTCAGTTGTGTCATTTTTTATCCTACCTTATAGCGGCTAGATATTAGTTTTTATTTCCTGCTTCTTTGAGCGGCGTGTCTTTGTTGACTCGACTGGTTGCGCTGGGATAAGAAACTCTTTGATAAGTGTCAGTTCGGCAGTTGTCTTTATGGCGTGAGCCTCGATAGTGTTTACTC